AACTTATGTACTTGCATTTCTTCATCTGTACCTAAACTATCACTTATGTATTTTAATATAACAGTTTTTCCATTTATAAAAGAACCAAAGTGTATATTGCCTCTTATTTCATCAATAAAAAAAGTACCATTGTCTTGAGCGTGTTGAGGGTCTATACCATATCTTTGACCTTCAACAAAATCATAATCTCTATCATCATAATCTCTTAAATCTCTATTAGAAGTTTCTATTTCTTTAAACCTGTCTCTTGTAGTTGAGGTTCTTGGGTCTATTTTTAAACTATCAACTGCACCGTCAAACTCAACTGAAATATCATCTATAGTGTTAGTTTGTTGAGTATCGGTTCCACTAGTACCAAGAGCACTCCATATTGTTCTCATTTGAACTACTACATATAAAGTGTCGTAAGCAGAAACATCTATGTTTGTTAATTCTTTATCAGTCGCCGTGGCGTTACCGTCGTTCCACTCAATAAAAGCAACGTCAGGGTTTGTAACATTAATTTGGTGACTAGCGTTATAAGGATTATAAGGGTTTGTAAAGTTACTACCTGGCACAGTGCTTAAACCTAGTTTTATAATACCATTACCGTGTATTGTTCCAGCGGCAGCAGAAGTTGCTGTTGCAGATATACTAACAGTATTGTAATTTGAAACATCTATTTCTTGCCATACTGAATAAGCTCTACTAGCTGGAGCACTTAAATATTCAAAATTATTTGTAGTTATAGACAATTTACCACTAGCAACTTCTATTTTATCTGGCACAGTATTACCACTTAAATCAACATGATTACTTTTTACAGTACTATAATTCCAAGGTGAATCTTGTAGTAACGAAGCAAAATCACCATTTACTACTAAATTTTCATCTGATTGAAATATATAGGAGCCATCACTGCTTTGATCTATTTTTTGTGGATTAGAAGTTTTACTTGTAGGTATTAATACGTGTTCTATACCAGAGCTATCTATAGAAACTAATTTTACATAGTTAACATAGTCATGAGGTAAAGGCATTGTTAAAGAAGGTGGTACAACTATTTCTTGAGACTTTATAGATTTTAACGTATCAAAAGACAGTTGTTGTAAAGCTCTCATACCGTGAAACTGTACATCAACTTTTCTAGCTTTAGTTATTAATTTATCTTCACCAACATAAACTACCATAAATTGGTTTATAATATCTTCTAAACTTACAAACTGATAGTTACCATAATTATTAGGACTTTCGTAATATTGCTTTTGTGTTTTATTTAATAAACCCATTTATTTAAGATTTTTCTTGTTGTATATTTTTTATTTCTTCTTGAGCAGCTATTTGATATAAATTAAGATCCATAGTTATACCCGCTAGTTGTAATATTTTAAATATTAAATTATTTTCTTCAGACTTGTGTAATTCAAAATCAACTGCGCTTGTTGAATCGTATAATGCTTGTTCATTTACTACAACGTAACTCCAATTAGGTTTTTTTGGTTTTCTTATATAGTCAGCAAAAACTTGTTGTCTTCCACTTTGTATTTCTAAATCTTTTAGCCCTATGTAAGGAGATATTTTAATTCTATCTTTTGCATTACCTAAAGTTGATTCATCATAGTACCTTATGTATTTAGGATAAAGCTCTGTAGGTTCTAATAGCTTGCTAGCAGTTATTTGTCTATATTCTTCTAAAGAACTTATAGGATCTGCTGTTTTTAAACTTCCATTTTTATATCTTCTATAAATAGTACCAAGTTTAAACATATCAAATATATAGTCGTTTAAATGTATGTCTCCAAAATCATTAAATAAAGTTAAAGGCCTTTGTCTTCTTTTGAAAAAACTTATTTTTTCTTCTAAGCCAGACAATGGATCAGAGAAATCAGTTTGATTACCAGGTACTCTATTAAATTGATTTATGTCAAAAAAATATTGTTCAAATATATTCATTTGCGCTTGGTCTGCAAATAAATTAAATTCTTGAGGCGTTATATAACCTCTTTGTTCTTTATTAGCTATTGCTAAAACTTTTTGATATACTTTATCTATATTTATTCCGAAATCCATATTTTTTTATTGTAGTTTGCGATCGCCCCGTAGAGCGACCGCTTCTACAGTTTGATTAATTTAATCTTTTTTCTATATTTGCATATATTTCCATACCTTCATCAGTTTTAAACCAATGTGCTAAAGCAGTGTATGGATGCTCATCAAATGGAACTGTCATTATAGGTCTATTATTTGATCCCCATAAAAAGTTTCTTTGATCATTGCTTAATTTAATAATACCAAGCTCTGTAGCTTTAATACCAAAGTTTCTAAGCTGAACATTATCATCAGTAGCTAACTCTAAGAACAAAGTAGGATTATTACGAGCAAACACTAGTAAATCTCTTCTAAGTTCTTTAGAACTCATCTTAGACACGTTAGAACCTTTTTCTACTCTCATAATAGCTTCTGCCATTTCAATATCCATATCTCTAGCTACAACTATTGCATCAGCTTCTAACTCTAATATTTCTATTTCTTCTGCAGCTTCTTGTGCAGGTTGATATTCTGTATATATAGAATTTTTATGTGGGTGATATAAAGACAAAAGCTTTTGTAAAACTGTTTTTTCTTTTTCTACAAACAAGCTTCCGTTTCTAAAAATAATATGAGCTAATCTTTGATCACCTTTCATTTCGTCAACAAATGGTGTTCTTTGATTTTCGCAATATTTTAATTCTCTTTCGTAACCTTTTTCCGCGTCAAAATAATAAATTCCAGAACCTCTTAACATATAAGATAAAGGTCTTTTATTGCCTTTTAAATTATAAACTCTATCTTTTATTTCCCACTTTGGTTCAGCAGGTTTAACTTTTTTAGGTTTTGGTGTTTCAACAATCGGTGTTTCAACAACAGGTACCTCTACCTTTTCTTGTTTTTTTGCCATAATATAATATATAATAAAATTAATAAAAAGAAAGGGTCGAGGCCGAAGCCTCGATCCTTAAAATAGTTTACTTCAATAACATAAAGTTGTTAGCACCTTGAGTGATTAAACATCTTTCAGTTAAGAAATGTAGTTGCATTGCATCTAAAGCAGATGTAGCAGCGCCAACAGAACCAGTAACCCAAGTCTTCATTCTTCGGTCATCAGTTTGTGAAGCTCTATATCTTACGTGTAAGAAAGGACGCTTCATGCTTTGTCCAACAGTTTGGTCATAAACTGAAGAAGTACCAGCAGGAATTAAAACCCCTCTAATCGCAGAACCAGCAGCAGCAGCATCATTAATACCACCTCTTGTAGCTTTGTCATTTAAGTATCTGAAGTCAGACTTGTAGAAGTCATAAGAACCTCTTCTGAAACCAGAGAAACCTAAATTTAACGCCATGTCTTCAGAGTTGTTGAATACTCCGTACGAAGTACCACCAGCTCCGTAAGAGTTCATTGAAGCTAACATGTCGTCAATAGCTAGGCTAGTTGATCTGTTAACAAACATCATGTACTCTTCGATAGCTCCTTGCTTGTCAAACTCAGCAAGTATCGCATCAAACTCAGCTAAATCAGTAGCAGCGTTAACACCGTTAATACCAGTAGCTACGTTACCTCTTGACTCAACAGCTGCAAATAAACCTTCAGTACCTACGTTTCCAGCACCAGCAGCAGATCCAGTAATTGTAGTTCCATCAGCAACAGAACCAACAACGTTTAATTCACTTTCTAACATTGCCATTTCAATGTAGTCAGTAAATCTTGATCTAGTGTCAGCTTCAGCTTTTAGGTACCATAAGTAACCTGATTGCCCGTTTTCAGCAGATATTTCAACCCAACCAACTCTTGAAGTGTCAGAACCAGATATTTCGTAGTAATCTTTCATAATAATCGGCTTATTAGAAAAAGATTTGAAAGTTGGTTCGTTAGCACCTCTTTGATCTGAAGTGTTAGTAGTACCAGCAGGTAAAGTATAGTTCATACCTTTTCCAAACTCAGAACCATAAACTAGTATAGTAGTACCATCAGTTGTAGTATTAGCAGATAAGTTAGCTTGTCCATAAGGAGCAACATCGATAACTTCGTCAGCAACTAAAGTTACTAAACATTTGAAAACACCATCAGAGTTAGAAACAATAATAGTATCGTTAACTCTAATACCGTGGTTAGCAGCAGTAAAACCTGAAGTACCATCAATATCGTTTTCAATTGTAATTTGTGAAGTAGCACCACCACCAGCGTTAGCACCACCTGCAGCAGATGATACATTACCTGTATATGAAAGGTGTAGTCTTGACTGCTCAGACCAAACAACTTGATCAGAAGTCATAGACTCTTCAGCTCCAACTTGTGATAAGAAACCTGAAATAGTTCTCGGTCCAAAAACTTCAGCTTCTTTCTCCATTAGGTCTGGTAAATATTGTTGCGCCCAGTCATTATCACCAGACGTAAAATCTAAATAGTTTGTTGCAAGTGTTTGCTTTTGTGAAGCAGGTACACTGTTTAACAACAACCCGTTTTGAATACTCATAATTATTTATTTTAAATTAGTTATTATTTATTTTTAATTTTAAACTTAAAAGTAGGAGAAGTATCATCGTTAAGCACTCTAACTTTAGGACCGCTTGTGTTGTCGTTTGAAAATGCTTGCCTTGGGTCCATGTTTATATTTTTGGCCTTAGCAACACTTTCTTTCATAGCATCAGCTTTACCTTGCTCATAAAAGTGCTTAGCAATAGCGTCGGGATTCATTGCTGTATATAGAGATTTATGATAACCTTTAGCATCTGACATTTCATTATTTTCATTCAAGAACTTCTTGACAAAATTATTAATGTCGCTTTGAGTTTCTTTTACCTCACCAGCGTTCTTCACGTTAAACCGATATTTTTTATCACCGACGTTATATTCAAAACCTTTGAATTTATCGTTAAAAACTTGTTGTGTTTTTAATTTAAAAGTATTAGTTTGTTTTTCCGCTATTTTTTTGTTCTCTTCGCTTTCTTTGTTGTACCTATTAAAAAAGTTAATTGCTTTTTGCTGCTCACTCGTGAGCTTGCTTCCAGCTTTAACTTCTTCATAGTATCTGGACTTTTGCCCGTCCAAGTGGCTTTTAGCGTTGGCAACTTGCTCTTTTAACGCTATTTTCTTTTTTCTTATTTCTCTATCGTCGTCTTCTTCTTCATCATAAGAAAATGAATCTTCAATTAAGAAAGTTATTTCATCATCTGTAAGATGTTTTTTAGTTTGTTTATAATACTCTCTTAATATTGTCATATCGTCGTAACTAGAATAATCTTGATTAAGACGCACGTAATCTTCTAGTGTACCACCAGTTTCTTCCATAAAATCTACAACTTTTTGTAAATTTTCAGGTATTGCCTTACCAGTTTCTCGAGCTTCAGCTACAGCCTCTTCAACTTGTTCAGTTAATTCTTCTGTTTGTTCTTTAACTTCTTCTTCTGTTACTTCTTCAAGAACGGGTGCTTCATCTTGAACGGTATCGGGTTTTTCCTCTCCGGCAGGTTCTTCATTTGTTTCTTCGACGATTTCTTCGACCACTTTTTCGCTAGTTTCGGATTTGTCGCGTACAGGAACCTCATCTGTGCTTTGCTCTGGAACGGCATCTGTTTCTGGTTTTTTAGTTAAATCTACTTTGATGACATTGTCATCTTCCTGTTTGTTTTGTTTTTTAAGATCAACTTTTACAACGTTGTCTTCAGTAGCCTTTTCGACTACTTCTTCTTTTTTCTTTTTTGCCATAATATAATATAATAATAATTAATAATTTTTATCTAGGATCAAAGCTTCCTAAATTAAATCCTCCTCCTAGTATATCATTACCTGCAGACTCGAAGTTTTTAGGTGCTTTATCACTTTTTCTTTGATCTATAAGCTCACTTTGTTGTGTAGCCTGTATTCTAGTTCTTTCGTCTTTACGATCTTCTTTTTCTTTTTCTTTTGATTTTTGAGCTTCAACTTCAGCGCTTTTTAACTGCATGTTCATCTGAAATTCTAATTGCATTAATTCTTTTTTATGCTGAACTTCTTGTTGCATTTTTTGAAATTCAAGTCTAGCTTTAACTTGTTCTAATTGTGCTTCTGCTTGTGCTTTAATTTGGTTTTTTTGTATTTCGGCTTGAGCTGCTACTTGTTGAGTTTGTGCGTTAGCTTGCGCTTGAGCCTGTATATTTTGTTGTGCTATTTGTTGATCTTTAGCAATTTTCTTTTGTCTTCTTAATTTTAAAAGTTGATTTGCTAATTTCACATTTTTTATTTCTCTAATATCAATAGCATCTTCAATGTCTATAGTATTTTGAGATAAAGCAATTTGTATGTTATTTTCAAGCTTTGCTTTTTCTTCTTCGTCAGGTTGTAATTCTATAAATATACCAAAATCATATAGGTAAAGATCACTTATTTCTTCAAGTGTAGCTAAATTATGACCGCCTATTTTTTGTAAAAACGCGTCTTTTGTTGGAGAATATTCTAGTATATCAGATATTCTTAAAGATAAGCACTCGGCTATTTGAGAAGTTAAATATAAACCAGACTGTAATATATGTCTTGTCGCTGTATTAGAATTAGCAGCAGCTAATTTTTGCACACCAACTAAAGCGTTTGGATCTGGAGTACTGCCGTCTCTAGCTTCATTTAGCCCGGTAGTGTCTCTAATCATTTGTAAATAATAATTGTAATTAGTTATAAGAGCTTGTATTTTATTACCACCGCTACCACTAGTTATTTCTTGTATAGGTACTTTGCCGGGATTCATATCGCCTTCACTTGTAAACGATCTACCGATCACAGACCCTGTTTGGAAAAACATGTTTAAAGCTTCTTGTGGATTATAATTTGTTCCGTTGCCTAAATCTATTTCAGCTAAACCATCAGCATCAAGATAAACACCATCTGGAACCATTCTAGACATTATTTGTTGCAGCTTTAAGTGTGTTAACTGTATCATATCTGCAAAACCAGTAATACGTTGTACTAATGACTCTATACGACCTTTATACATACGTGGAGCTACAATAGCATAATTCATTTTAACTTTAGTAAAATCACTTTTAGGCCTCATCATATTTCTAGCCATTTCCCACTTAAGTAGTTTATCTGTACCTAATATTAACGCGCCGTCGTATAAACACTCTATTGATCTATGTAGTTTGCCAAAATTATCAGAATCTTCTGGTGGATTAAAAGTATCATCTTTTGCTAATATTTTTTCAGCGCCAGTGCCAGTTTCTTTTACTTTATAAACTTCATTCATATAAGTTTTATAATTAAAATATAAAACTTGAACTTTATTATTGTCTTCTTCTTTAGAATTATAAGCGTTATTATGATAATTAGCTTGTTGATAGCTTTTGCTTTTGATTATGCTATCAAGCTCTTCGTGGTCTAAATGTGGAAATTGTTTTACAAGTTCGTTAATAGGTATATTTTTTACTTCACCAACATAATATATATCATCAAAATATGGCGATTCAGTATATGAATAAACTAAATCGGCAGGATCAACATATTCAATAACAACACCTTCAGAAGTATTAAATGATGTTTTTACTGCCCCAGTACCCAACACAGTAAGATCGTAGTAGAAACGCTTTCTTATTAAATCAAAATTACTACCTTCCATTAAAACGTTTAAAGCTTGTTCTTCTGCAAGCTCAACACTTTGTTTATAAGTTAATTGCATATGCAACTGTAGCTCTTCTTCAGTTTCAGGAAGCTGTTCTGTTCTTGTTTTAGTTAAATTTATTCCTATACTATTTCTAATAAAATCATCTAAATCTCTAGCCATCATATCATCAAGAATATCTTGCATGTATTGAGTTCGCTTTTCAACTCCGTATGGATCTTGAGAATATGCCTTTATGTCATATAAACGATCAGACAAACCATTTACAACTATATCTACAAACTTAGGTATAATAGGCACTGGTTTCCAGTCTAAATTTAAATAAGATAAATCACCATTTATAGATAATTCATCTTTATATTTTTGTATTGATTGTTCACCTCTTGCGTATAATCTAAGGTTATGAAAGTTGTTGTGGTTTGTTTTATATCTATTAGTACCTCGCTCAGTATGAAACCACTCAGCTTCAATAGCTTTAGCTACTTTTAAACCATAGTCGTAACTCATTTTTTCAACATCACTTACAACTTGAGATGGGAAATAACTTCTTATAGCCATATTTATTTTTTAATTATTTTTGACATATTACCTTTGTTTGAATATTTAGCAATACTTATGTTTAGTTTTGGTTTTTCTACTGTAGCGTTTGGTCTATATAAATGCCTATTACAAGCCATTATTGCAAGACCAGAACTAATAGAAGCATCGTGTTTTGTTCTTTTGTTTATATCAAATTTAGCCCAGTCATTTAACAACTCATTAAAATAACAATTACCAAATTGACCTTCAGCGTTCATACCCACGTGGCTTTGTATATACATTTCAATAGCTGCGGCATGCGCTTGTTTAATGTCTTCACTAGAGTTTGGTATACCACCTATTTCTTTTTCAGCTGTAGATAATTTGTTCCAAACTTTATCAGGCCTATTCATACTAAAACCTCTGTAACCACGTCTTCTTAAATAATACAATAGACGAGGTTTGTTGTTTTCTGCAAGTAAAGGCATCCCGTAAAATACTAATGCCATTAGAACGTCTTCAAAAAACATCTCTGCAGTCTGAGGTCTAGCTATGTATTCTAGAAAAAACTGATTAGCAGGCGCATCTTCCATGCTAAACTTAGTTAAACCGTGTAAAGCTCCCTTAGAGCCTTTACCATCTACAGTTCCTGATATGTCATATGAGTCACAACCAAAAGCGCCCATATGTTCATTACCAGGATATTTTATACCATTTTTAATTACAATTTTATTTTGTATATTTGTTGGTGGTACCCAACTTACTTTAAATCTACCTTGTGGATCTGGATAAAATATAACACTTGTGTCTTTTACACCGTTAACCCACTGAAAACTACCTGTTGAAATACCTAACGTTCTTGACATTTCTTCATTGTAGTCTATTTGCTCGTATATTTTTACTAAATTAAATATACTATTTTTAGTTTCATCTCTAAACGCGTGTTCTTCAGTTCTTGGAAACTGTCTGTAAAACTCGTTTAACGCGTCTTGATCTCCTTTTAAACCATCAGCTTCATTTTGCCAGTGGTCTATTACACCTACATCTATTAACTCTCCATGGGGGTCAAAGACGTCATCACTCGGAGTATTGAAGACTGGGCTTCCGTGCTCATCAATAAATCCTTCGTAGTTCCACTCCATTGGGATAAAAAGAGAATATAAACCAGACGCTGTCTGTCCATTTCTGTTTCGCTTAGTGACGTCGGATGCGCTATATAATCTTTTGAAGTTTTCTCCACCTTTATCTAATGAGTTTGATGTCGAGCCCATCATACATTTACCTATAATCCTACTACCTAATCGTAAACATGTTTTTGTAACTCTCCAGTTATTTAATATATTATCGGGTCTTTCCCATTTACCGCTTTCATCGTGCACTAACAGAGCAAGTTTTTCTCCGTCATAACTGTTATCGCCTGTATTTTTCCAGTCAATAGTAGTATCAAGTCCAACCAAGTCTTCCTGCTGTTCGTTTGCAGTAATCTTTTTACGCGTGAATTTACTTGCAGGAACCCTATAAGCAAGCTCAGACTTAGGTCTATCCATACCGTCCTGAATCGGTTTGAAAAAGAACGGGTAGTTAATACTAATTGGGACAACTTTATCTGTAAACATTTTTTTAGCATCTGCACCTGTTTTAGAGAGTATACCAAATCTACTATCACTTGCTAATGTAGCTTGGTTAACTGTTTCTGCTGAAGACATGAAAGAAAATCCAGACCTACGATTTTTAAGGTAGCACATCCCGTAACATCTTTTGTCGGCTTTACAAGCTTCCCAGAATATAAAAAATAGTCGATTTGCTTCTCTAAAATCAGGCGCACCTACATCTATTTTACTCCATTGCAAGTACATATAGTGTGTACCTGTTATGTATGTTGGTGTACCGTTGTTATTAAACCAGAAACCTTCTTCACGTCTTTTAAACTCTTCGTCTATATAATCATACCACTGCGCTTTCTTTTCTTCAGGGTATGTTCTCCAGTCAAATATATTTTTAAGTCTTGCTAGTTCTTTTGGGTATTCAAATTGTTGCCACTTTTTTAGCTCATTAGAGAACACTTGCACTGGTTCTTTTGGCAGCGCGATTCGCAGATTTTGTATCTCAAGTATTTTACCGATTTTACCAGTTTTTGATATAACGACAATATCGTGTTCTTTATTATATCCATATTCCCATTTTTTACTTTTATTAAGCCTTTTAATTGTATTAATCTTAACTGGCTCAACTACACTAACTAAATTTTGTTCGTACATTACTTTGACCTACCTTCAGCAAATCCTTTAAATACTTTTACTTTATCTTCAGGTTCTTTACCTTCTAATAAATTTTCTTCTTCTTGGATCCTGTTTAATATTTCAAACGCATCAAATATTGCTAGCTTTTTTGTAGCAGCAGCATTTTTTAATCTATCAGCAGATATATCATCATCAGAGTCTACAATTGGCTCTTTAGCAACTTTGATTAATTCATCAACTGCTTTCTGCCCAGCCTGGATTATATTCTTCTTCGTCTCCTTGATATTCATATTTAATTGTAATAAATTTTGATAGTAGTCTATATAACTTTTTACCGTCTATAATAAACTCATATTCTGAGCTTGGTCTAAACCCTATTAAATCACCTTCGTTAACCGTACCGTCAGTATATTTAACAACACCCATTAAAGGCTGTTCTTTGTCTGAACTTAATTTATCTGTTGATTTTATAGGCGCAACAAAACAATAACCTTTAATTGCTTGCCATTTTCTATTGTGATAACTAAATATAGCTTTTGGCTTGTATAAAAATATTTGATCTGGTTGTACTAGATAAGTGTCTTCATCAATATAAGCTCTACTGTTTTTTTCTATACCGTGTTGGTTGTGCCATCTTCTAAAAACATTATGATGTACAATTACAGTATCACCAACTTTAATATCTGTTTCACCTACAGTTGGTATTGCTTTTACTATAGCTTCTCTGCTAACATATTGATGATTAAATATTTCAGTGTTTACTATCAGTTCTTTACCACCTATATCTTTTGTGTTGTTGTATCTTGATTTTACAGGTTGTACAACAAAGTTGTAAACCGCTTTCATTAATACTGTAAGTTGTATTCTACAGATACAGCCATATTTTTATTAAAATCTTTCCAAGGTAAAACATCTTTACCTTTTCTAATATAAACACTGTACTTATCTTCTTCCTCTAGTATATCACATATAGTATGACCACCATACACTTCTTGCCCAACGGCATAGTGCATAGCGTCATTTTTATAATCTTTACCTATACTAATCTTCCTTATTAGCTTCGACATCGTCTTGGTACTTTATCTCACCAGTTTCTATATTAACATTTACAGTACCATACTCTTCTTTTAGCTCATCTTGCATAGCGTTTAAAGCCTCTTGAGTTACAGTAGCTTGATGTAATATAGCGTGTTTTCTAGTTTCAATTCTACCTATTTCTAGATTAAATTGATTTATATTTGAAACAATTGATTGTATTTTTTCTAATTGTTCTTTTGTTATATTTGTTGCTTTTTCTTTTTTTGCCATTTTATTTAATTTAAGTTAATTTTAATTTATAATCCGTGAATTCCTTGTAAGTAACTGTTCACGTCAGCTATTTCTTGTGCATTTAATCCTTTACTCCAAAATGCTAATTCTAATATTTTACCATCGAAAAATTGTGATGTACCAGCTCTAGATCCAAGAACATTAATATCAAAACCAAAAGGGTTTTCACCTTCAGCTTCATTAGACGAAGTGTCTGTGTCAAATGTTAGTTGTGTACCATTTTTAAAAAATGTAAATCTGTTACTAACACCAGCACTTTTATTTACTAGTATTAACATTTTAGGACCAGCAGCAAGCACAGCGCCATCAGTAAACTTCATACTAGTTGTTGTTTGAGTAGGATCATTTGTAACAATTGTAAAAGTATTTTGATCAGCAATTCTAATTTGATCGTTTGAATCTTTACTTAATATGGTATTGTCACTAGCTGATTCTTGATCTACAACTACTGCCATACAAAAACCTTGGTTTTCAGCTATTGTTATTGTGCTCGTTAAATCATAGTGTGCAGAATCAGTTTCTTCAAAATCTAAACCACCATTAGATACTGTAGCTTGATTTATTTCAGTAGCTTGTGTTGCATGATTATTGTTACCAGATGAATCATCCCATTTAGCAGCTGTTACACCTACACCGTTTTTAAGCCATAATTCTAAATCAGTAGTTGCATCTTTTAAGTCCATAGACACATAACTAGATCCTGAAACGCTATTTGCTAACCCTAACATTAGTCTCCTATATAAGCTATACAAGTGCCAGAAGCTGGATCTATTTCAGTCCATCTACCATATATAGTCACGCCTTTTGGAAAAGTATTACTAACATCTACTTGTAAACCACCACCACCTGATGATGTAGTTTCTGAACCTACTGATAGGTTGTGAGCAGCAGCTTCTGTACCTATGTACTCTAGCCCTGCACCAGCAGAATCATTGTCAGCTTTTAAACCACCACTTGAATCAAAAGTGCAGTCTGTTAACATTGTTATTGCAACAAACACTTTGTTTGTAGGAGGTGTCATTGCGGCAGTACCATCATTAAACATACTACCCATCTGCCCAAAGCCATAAGCTACTTCTGTTGAATTTATTCCCATTATTTTTTTACTTTTTCTAGTGATCGTCCGCCAAAGTAAGCACCGATCACAGTTATTAATACTAATTGTAAAAGATCTACATACGAGTCTTTTACATTGAAATTTATTTTACCCGCGTCTATAAATATAAGTAACATTGTACATACTACTAAAAATATTAATACTAACGGTCTTATATTTTTACTTAGCCACGAGTCTGAGTTCATGTCTAACTTCCATCTTTCAGTCACTTGTTTTTGCATCTCAGCTTCGTAACCTAATATCATATCTTTTATTTGCTTTTCTGCAGCTGCTTTTTCTTCAGCTGATGTATGTAAATTATCTATTACACCACCAACTTTATTTATTAATTCACCAGCACCTGCTGAAAACACTTTACTTAATATACTCATATATTTGCTTGTTTTTCCCAAGGAAAGTTATCTTCACCAGCTTCTTTCCACTGTCCATCAACTTTAATCATATCTTTTCTATTAATAGTTTCTCTTGGGTATGTTACACCATCATATTTTACAAAGTCATCGCCGTAAGATAATTTACCAAGCTTCATATCTGTAGCATGTCTCATCTCGTGTAATAACACTTGTTTTTCCATTGGGCTATTAGGTTGTACTTTATCGCTTATAAATATACTACCATCCATATTAGCTTCGCCTAATATACCTTCATCTAATTTTTTTCTTATAACAGGATTACCAGGTATAGAAGCGTCGTCAGCTTTAAAACTTAATTTCTTTTTTAAGTTGCCTTGATGTGCAATAGCTTCTCTTTGTTTACCTAGTTTAAATCCCATTATTTTTTCTTTTTACGTACGCAATTAGGCACTGTTTTTCCGCCTTTCTTTTTAGTACCATACGCAACGTAACCTTTCCAACAAGGGTTTTTCATTTTTTTCTTTTTAAACGCACTTTTAAAATCCATCATTTTTTTCTCATTTTAGTGACAGACTTTTTCATCATCTTCATTGTAGATCGTTTTTTACTATCTTTTTTAGGTGGTCTACCTTTTTTTGACCCGTATGTTCCTTTTCCTTGTGGCATAATTTTTATTTTTAATTTATTAGTTATATAGTTACACTTACTTATCGTAATTTAGCATTTCCATCTGCGCCTAGCAGCACATATTCTTTTTTTAGGTGTCTTACTGCAATTTATATTATGCATCTTCATTTGCCCAGCAGATCTAGCACAATATGATTTTTTACGTTTACCACCACCTGGTTGTGGTGCTTTTAAATTACCACCTGTTTCTCTGTTGTAAGCTCTTCTACCCGCAGCTGTCATACCTGCACCTTCTTCAGCTGAAAGAAAATGCCTACCTTTACCTTTTGTAGTTTTTCTTAGTTTATTTAATGGTGAACCTGTATTTCTACGTCTACCACAACTAGTAACTTTAAGAGGATTACCTTTCTGCTTAAAAGCAGATATAGGTGATGATTCAAACATATTGTTTTGTCTTTCTGATCCTGGCATATTATCTATTTTTATCTTTGATCATATCGTCTATAGCTTTATTATAAACTTTATCTGTATATGATTTGTTGTTGTAGAATATGCTTCGCTCTGATGTAGGCATGTCCTCTTCGCCTAATAGTATACGATATATTCTATTTATTAATTGTTTACATCTATACGATGTTTTATACACACTATACTTTATAGTAGTACGATTTCTATGTCTCCATACATCTATCCACCCTTGTTGTCTAAGCCTGTCCCATCTTGCTTTATCCCAAGAAAATGTATAAACTCCGTCCATGAAATCTTTTCGTGTGAATCTTCCTTCACAATCTAAATAAAATAAAAGTTCTAAGTCTGCGTCTAATATCCCGTAAGTTTTACAAGCCCACTTACGTGTGAGCCTGTAATACTTAAGGATATTCATTTCACGCAAATCTTGCGCGGTTAGTCTCAATTGCTATTAAGAACCAGCAGTGTAAGCTACAGTAGTAACATCAGCAAAAGGAGCTGTTGCAGCAATTACTTTAAGCACACCACCATACTGAACTTGGCTTGCACCAATTTCTTGAGCTAATCTTAAAGCTACTTCATCAGACTTGCCAGTACTAGTAGTTAAAGTAATTATTTCTGAAGAAATATCACTATCACCATTGTTAAACTGTAATACAACCGAAGTATTAGAAGCTACTTTAATTTGAACGCAGTTTTTAGCAGGAAAAAAGTTTTCATCAGTACCTGCAGCGTCTACAAAATGTAACATTTTCATAATTGTAATTTTTATTTGTTAATAATTAGGTTAATTTACGATTTTAAGTTTTTGGCTTAAGGTTTTTGGTTTGTGTCTAATCTATCAATACCACATCCATTGATCGGATTACGTGGTAAAGAGTTTCTTTGTACTGAACACCATGTCCAGCATGTTTATCATAATAAACGATGTCTTTTTCGTTTATTCCTTCTACAAGATTACCAGTTGATATTACTTTGGCCTTTATATACCTATTGTCCGCATCTACGTCTTCAGTTAATATAAGCCCACCAACTTTCTTTGGCCCTTGTTTTATTTTTTCCACTATTATATAATTATTGACTGCTCGCATCTCCTCTCATATTTGAAATTATACAATCAGCGGATATAATAGTAGTTACAACACTTACCGCATTTTTAAGTGCTGACTTAGTAACAAGTACTGGATCTATAATACCTTCTTGTATCATATCAGTTTTTGTACCGTTATTTACGTTTATACCTTCACCACCTGTAGGTTCTGCCACTTCTAATATACCAGCATTGTCTAATATAGTGTTATATGGTGCTTTTATAGCATTAAGCAGTATTTTTTCAGTATCGTTATTAGGTGTTAGCTCTTGGGCTGCGTTTAACAGTGCAATACCACCGCCTGGTACAATACCTTCTTTCAAAGCGGCTTTAGTAGCGTAAATAGCATCTTCAACTCTATCTTTCTTTTCCTTTAATTCTACTTTAGATGCTGCACCTACCTTAACAACCCCTACTTTACCTGACAGCATAGCCAAACGATCTTGGTGTTTTTTCTTTAAAAACGGGTTTTTTTCGCTTTTTATTACTTTTTTAACATTTTCGATGCGATCTTGTAAATCTACACCTAAATCTATAGTAGTAATTACAGTATTTTTATCGTTTGTAACAGCTTTTTTAGCTTTTCCAAGACAATCAACAGTAATAAGATCCATATCGTCACCTAATTCTTCATTTATTACCGTTGCACCGGTTAAAAACGCTAAATCTTGCACTGTATCTTGCTTAGTTGGGCCAAAACCTGGTAAATCAATGATATTTACTTTAATATTACCCTTAACTTTGTTCATCATAAGGGCTGATTTTAGCTGTTGTTCAACTTGCGCCACTATAAGTAGCTCTTTTTTGTTCTTTATAACATGCTCTAGTATCGGTTGTATCTTACGTATGTTAGGTATTTCACTACCAACGATCAAAACTAGTGGTTCTTCAAGCACAGCCTCATGTTTTTCAGTGTCTGTAACAAAATGTGGTGATGTTATACCACAATCAAACTGTACACCATCAACAATATCAGCATATGTTTTTTCAGTTTCTGATGTTTCCATAAAAACTACACCATCTTCACCTACTTTTTCGTAAGCTTCTGCTATAATTATACCTAAATCACGGTCATTATTACAACTTATGCTACTTACATCTTCTAACATACCGCCTTTTACATCAATCGCCTTGTCAGATAAGTAATTTGTAACCCTGTCAAAAGCAGAGTTTATACCGTTTTTAATATCTCTTATAGAAATATCTTTATACTCTTCTTTATTTACTTCTTTTATTAGTGCTTCAGCAAGGACGGTGGCTGTTGTAGTACCGTCACCTGCTTCTTTCACTGTATTTTGCGCTGCTTGCTTAATAAGCGTAGCACCTAGGTTTTCAACCGGGTCATATAAGACAACAGATTCAGCTACTGTTACTCCGTCTTTTGTAATGACCGGGTTGCCACGTGCATCTTCATAGATCACACATTTCCCAGAAGCGCCAAGGGTTGACTTAACAGCTTGTGCAAGCTTGTCAACTCCTGCTATTATTTTGTCTTTAGCTTGCTGACCAAAGTTTAACTCTTTAATCAACTCACTAGGGTGATTATATTCCATTTAATTTAATTTAATTTAATTATTTAAACAATAAAAACAAAGGCGCTATAGCTATATAGTAAAGTATTATAGTTGTTATTATACTAATCCATCCTAAAGCTATAAACCCGATTTTTTTTAATGTATTCACTATTTGAATGTTTTAACTACTTTAGGTCCTGCTGCTGCTTCGATCTTCTTTTGGAAATGATCGATGCTACCATCTATTGCGTTCTCAGCACCTTCTATAGTTTCACGCCTAGTAACATCATGCCATGTATTTTCTTCTACATGTTTGCATTCTGTTTGAAAATATCCATTAGGTAATTGGGTAATCCTCCAGTTTTTCTTATCTGCAAGATGAGTCCATTGCTCTATAGTTTTTTCACTTGGTTTTTGGCCGTACGTTGCCGTACTTGTTTTGTAATATAAATAAGTCATTTTTTTTTGGTTTTTATTTGGTTAATATTCGACTTGGTTTAGGGTGTCTCCCTATTTTCTTTTTTCTTTTTTAGTTCCTTTTCCATCATTACCTCTGTTAGCCTTGATAGACTTAAATCTCCTGTCTTTGTGATCGTAGTCTTTTCCACTAATATTTTTACCAGCTTTGATAGCAGCTCGTCTTTCACGCTGATTCTCTGCTTTTTTGTCTTTACGGTCTTTACGTTTAGCACGTTCAAGATCACGTTTAGCTTTTGCAGCTTTTGCTTTTTTACTTAGCTTTTGTTTTGTTAGTGTTAATGGTGATGATTTCATAGTAGATATAATTACATAGTAAAATGAATATTTAAAAAGTGGACAATAGGCCCTTACTAAGACTACTATAACAGGCTTATGTCCACGTTTTGACATTACAAATATTGGGGTAGGGTGTTGCCCCCCTATACTCCTCGCATTTGCTCTGTAGAAAAATCCATTTTAAAAACCGGGCCCCACCACGTTTATTCACGTTTACGCAGAATTTTTCACGTTTTTGCGAAAATTACATATATTATTTTTAAAAAACTACTTTTTATTTTACACATTATTTATATATTTTTACACACTAAATACGAAACATTTTGGATAATATAAATGTAAGAAATATAAATAATAAAATTACACAATGAGAAATAAATTAACAAACAAATACATTCAACATTATTACAATGCCGTACTATCTGGTCTAATAACAATGGATGAATTCTGGGAATTATCAATGATATTACCAACAACTAATTTATACACTAGAAATAGTCAAATATTAAATATACTATAATAAAAATAATTATACAATGAGAAAAGTCGCGCAATGTATACAAAGTAAAATTAACTAACAAATAATAATACTACTTTTACAATGTAAATACGAACTCAAATGGATAATATAAATGAAAATAAAAGTTAAATTAAAATAAAATAAAATGAATATATTAAAGTCAAAAAGATTTGTAGTAAGAAAATCATTAATCGGTAAAAATCAAGTAATAGAATTTACAAATAAAAAAGGTGATACATATACTTATAATCACGATAAAGTGTGGGAAATTATGAAAGATAAACTAGCAGAAATGCCATGTTGGTTAAAGTACAAAAGTTATACTGCTACTAATAATATTCCACTAGTGTGTAGAAATGTAGAATTAGTATAGTGATATACTACATACTAATAGCAGTAATAATCTGTATACTTATAGACGTAGTTGAGTAACATTTAGCGTCTCTAAATAATACGAATGACATAAGTAGTCATGGTGCCGAGGTGTGTTCGATTCACACGCTACTACTAAAACAAAGTAATAATATGATAATAAGAAAAATAAAGAATATTTTTATAGTGCAACAAAAGCACTCACAACAAATTGTGTTCTCACACAAGAATATTAACGAGTGCTATGAGTACATTTTTAAAACAGTAAATTATGCATAAAGTAAGAGATAACTATTTAGCAGAAATAATAATTGTAGCAGTAGTAGCATTAATGTTACTAACTTCTTGCGGAAGTACTAAAAAGTGTTGTATAAAAACTGCAAATGAAGTATACAAGTATGAAGGTATGTACGCTAATCAAGAGTGGGACAAAGAGTAATACAAAACAAATACGAACAAAGTTGGATAATATAATAAATTATAAATATGAAATTAACACATAGCAATAGTAAGAAAAAGATTATACTAAACGGTACAGTTTATGTACCTTACGAAGTACACGAGTTGCCAAAGAACTTTGGTTTTCACGATGCAGAACCAGTGGCAGGTATGCGCGAGAAAGAAGCAATAACAGAGTGGTTTAACTACAAAGGATTAACTTATGTCGCAGAGTAAACTACAACTAACAATAGAAAAAGCACATGGTAATATGTGGCGAGTAGAAATGCGTGATCACCATTGCAATTATACCTGTGTGTATGAACCAAGTATGGTAATGGCAATGAGTTATGCTCTAGACTGGTTTAAAAAAGCAGACGAGCGTGAACAAGCAAATCAAATGCGTGGCAAAGCAATACAAGAAATGATAGCAATTGATCGCAAAGCAGGCATAACTACAAATATGAGTGACGGATTAGATTAAAATTAAGTAAATATGAAAACAATATATAAAGGCGATAGCAGATACGAGAAAGTATTTGAGCAGATGCAACTACTTGGTATTCAAGATGTTAGCACAAAACAACAAGTAAAAAATGGTACAATAGTATGGCAACTACCAATACTATCAAGAGCAAGAGGTAAGTACATTAAGTATGCTTCATTCGCAAGTGGCTATGTACGTAATCAAGGTGTTGACTGTCGTAGTAATTGGCAATGTAACAAAAGAGTTGAAAGTGAACCACAATATTACGAGTTACCAAATGGTGATTATAGAAAATTTACTACTCGTACTTGTGAACTAATACCAATAGAAATCGATAGACTTGAGTATATGATGAAGTATATTATCAAAAACGAGTATATTAAGCGCGCAAATACAGTGCAGCAAGGTAATTTTGTACCGAAGTGGCAGTACGATAATTTAAGAGAAACAGTAATAGAACATGGCATTGATAATCAAGTGCCAGATGTGAAAGTAATAATTAATGGACATAGATATAATATAATATGATAAAAAAATATAAAGCACACATAATGGTGGCGACAGGCGCTTCAATACTAATACTAGATTTACTAGGAATAAATGGAGCAGTAACGTTCGCTATAGGTATAATATTAATGATTGAAGGGGTAAGTAGACTATGAAAAAGAGAAAATTAAACAGTAAAAATCCAAAGTATATGGACAAAAGCCAGCTAACTGAACGCGAGGTGGCTAGAAAAGAGTTAATATGTGAAGTACCAATGAGAAATATCAAAGGTAAATTAACTAAAAGAAATAATAAAGCTAAAGTAAACGCTATTTGGTTTACAAACTAAATACGATTACTATTGGATAATATATATAAATAAAAATATATGATTTGTAAATGTAATAATATAATACCTTCTGGCAGAGTTAAACTTGGCTTTAGTGTATGTGTACAGTGTTCAAACGTAGAAGCATATGGCTGTGCACCACTAATAAACCACAAAACC